TTTTGAAATCTACAAGGATTATATGGACATGAAAGAAATTGTCCAAGAGATCGATATTGATGAGATTAAAGCGGAGAACGAGTTGGTTCTGTCTAAGCTCGATTCCGCTATTGTTTACACGAGAGACATAAAAAACAACCTTCGAGACGATTTGCTGAAGTTAGAGAGTTACATAGATAGAATTGATAAAAAGGTAGAAAAATCTGGTGAGCGCATAAAGACAACGCAAGCATCTATTGACCTAGTTTTGGAGGATGTTCTGAACGAAATGAACCAAGTTCAGAAAGATGTGACAATTTCAATTAGAGAAGTTGAAGCTTTAATTCGAGAATCTGAAAAAGATGTTCGTGATAATCTAAGAGAAACAGAAGACAGAATAGACGAAAATATGGCCAAACTAGAGGAAAGTTTAAATGAAAGAGTACAAGAAGCTCTTGACAATCCGTTGTCTAACTGAAGAATTTAGTGTATGATTACAATTATGAACATAATATTTATATGTGTTGCTTTACAGGCAACTGGAATTATTAATTAATTATTATATTTTAGAAAGTAATTAACATGGCTAAAAAAGGTTTGTATGCTAATATTCACGCAAAGCGTAAGAGAATAAAAGCTGGCTCAAAGGAAACTATGAGAAAGCCTGGAACTAAAGGTGCGCCTACTAAAAAAGCGTTTAAGAAATCCGCTAAAACAGCAAAGAAACGGAAATCGTAATGGCTAAAAAACTACAGGAAAATAGTAAGTACGCAATGGCAGATGCCGATGGCGACGGGGTTATTACTGACGAGGAACTTGATCGCCATGAACGGTGGGTTAGACTTGAGAACGAAGACAAGTTAGCTGATACACAGCGCATTATGGCTTGGATAGCAATGATTGTAACTATTTCCGCAGTTATTGTCTTGTTAACCCCAGTTGTGGCAATTGACAGAGTTGCTACTGCGTCAGGTTTTTTAAATACATTTATAGTGGCCCAGCTGGGAGTTGTCGTTGGTTTTATGGGGGCTACTGCCTTATCTAAAACAAAATTAAAATAAGAGGACAAAATGAGAGAACTTACAAAAAGACAAAAAGATACTTTAAAAAAACATTCTGATCACCACTCTAGTAAACATATGACAATGATGAGAAAACTTATGAAGAGTGGAGAAACTTTTACTGCTTCTCACAAAAAAGCTCAAAAAATGGTAGGAAAATAAAATGTTATCTTTATTAGGTGCAGCACTGGGGTTTGGAACTTCTGTAATCCCTAGTATTATTCAAATTTTTACGCAGAAACAACAAGACGCTCAAGAGCTTAAAATGCTTGAAGCTAAAGGTAAATATGCTTCACAACTGTCCTCTTTAAAACTAGACGAGCTAGACGCTAAAGCTGACATTAGTGAGACTGAAGGCATATATAAATCTATGGCAGCGGCAAATGCTAAGTCTGGGTTTGCGGCAGCTTTATCTGGCTCAGTCAGGCCAGTTGTGACATACTTACTTGTGGGTCTTTTTCTTACTGTTAAAATATCTGGTTTAGTTTACTCTCTTAAACAGGGTATAGATTTCCATACAGCAATGCGCGAAATTTGGTCAGACGACACAAATTTACTCTTTACAAGCGTAATAAGTTTCTGGTTTGGATCACGTCAATTCGCGAAGTTGAGGAAAAACCGTTAAGGTTGATTGTTAAATAAAATTTTGATACAAAACTTTAACAAAGGAATAAATAATGCAAGAACCTCTTGATCTGTTGAACTTTATGATGGGCGGTCAACCACCCGATCCTAATATGGCTCCTCTAATTCCAGAAGGAATAGGAAACAACCTTCCTATTCCTATTCCTTCTGGAATTACAAGCTTAACTTTTAATAAAGAAAATAATTACGGTAATGGGGGCATTAGTGGTCAACTACCTCCTAATTCATTTAGGCCAATGCCTGATATGGGGTTTTTGCCGGGTTCACCTGCATTTATGCCTGCTAATGATCTTGGGAATGGCTTCATGTCCCCCTCAGAGATGGGTACGCCTGGTAGTGACGGATTAGCTAAAAGCCCGATGACATATGAAGAAGCAATAGTAAGACAGACGCAACAAGATGTTAAATCGCTTGAAGAAACAGCTAGAATTCAAGCCGCAATTGCTAAAGGCCCAGGACCGACAGCCGCCGTTATGCAGAGTCCCAACGATGTCCCCGCTCAAACACCTACGCCTCCAATAATAAATGGTACAGGAACTCAAATGCCAGAGGGAGGTTTTCCAATACCTGATATTTTTGCGCGACGTAATCCTCTGTCTTCACCGGGAAGTTCTGGTTTTGAGGCTCAAGCATTTTCTAGTAGCATTAAACCAGCTGGATATCAAGAAGGTGGGTTTGTTTCGTCTGAAGAAGGTATAAGTGGTCTTATGGCTATGCTTGCGGGCAACGCAGATAAACGCCCTCGTAATGAAGGGTTTTTTGTCGGTGGAGATATTCCTCCTGATCCCTATAATATTGGTGACAGAGGTTTTTTGGTAGAACCACCTGAAGATGGGTTGCGCGAAATGTACCCAGAGTTGTCTCCAGAAGATATAGAGGCAATAAGACGTGTTATGATGATGAGACAACAAAAACTAGATGCAAAAAGAATAGATAGATAGGAGAAGTATTATGATGATGAAGAAAAAAGTTGATGCAATGAAGAACCCAGGACTTGCAAAGCTTCCAGAGAAAGTTCGTAATAATATGGGCTTTATGAGGAACGGTGGCATGGTTGACTATGAATATGAAGATGGTGGCATGGTTGAATATGAAGACGGTGGTGAGATAAACTTGGAAGATATTGCTGAAGACATTAGAGCGACAATGTCTGCTCAAGCAATTCAAGACGCTATTGATCGTCAACTGGAGTCAGAAACTGAAAGCACTCCAACTAAGGATGAAGCGGACGCTATTAAAAAAAGAATGAGAAAAGGACGCGGTCAAACATACATGGGCGGCGGCATGGTTAAGTACGGCATGGGCGGCAGAGTAAGTTCTGGCAAAGGTTGCGGAATTGCTACAAGCGGCAGAAAGTTTAGCGGTACATACTAATGACAACTATAATGATCAGCATTCTTCCTGATGGATCTATTCCTGTCGATAAGATAAATCGAGGGGAAAATGGTGAACCTTCCTGTCCTATTGCCACAAAAGATGCAGATATAAACGCTGAAAACAAAGAAGAAGCGATTTTATCTGCTAATTATGGTGAAGCTTATAGTGATGATCAGTGCGGAAACTGTGCTTCCTATAATCAAATGGAAGAGATATTAGACTGTATTGGTGATGATTCTGGTGATTTAGGCTACTGTCAAATATGGAAGTTTGTATGTGGAACCGAGATGATTTGTGATAAATGGTCTTCTGGTGGCCCCATCCTAGATAAAAATTATAGAGACATGTTATAATGGATGTTGTAGACTTTGCAAAACATCTATATAAGAAGCTTCAACAGCGTGAAGATGATATCTCAACGGTGTTGATAAACGGAGGTGTTCAAAGTTACGAACAGTACCGCCACTTGGTAGGAGAGGCACAAGGACTCGCTCTTACTAGAAATGAAATTAAGTCCTTGCTGGAGAATAACGCAGACGATGTCGAAGACTTTATACGTTCCTGACCATGTCGCGCAGAAAATTAAAACGGAGAAAGCAGCAAAGAGCGCAGCCTCTGTAGACGTTAATAGCGCATACGTCGATCCAAAAGAAAAGATCTTGGATCCGACTTTAATTAAAAAACCCCTAATAGATAGACTTCCACAGCCTACTGGTTGGAGAGTTCTCGTTATGCCTTATCAAGGCAGAGAGAAAACCGATGGTGGTTTATTAGTACCAGATCACATTCGTGAGCGCGAAGCGTTGGCGACTGTAGTAGCCTATGTTTTAAAAGTTGGCCCCCTAGCATACCTTGACCCCAATAAGTTTGGAGATAATCCAGAGGCTTGGTGTAAAGAAGGTGAATGGGTGTGTATCGGAAGGTATGCTGGCTCAAGATTTAAAATAGAAGGTGGCGAGGTTCGAATTATCAATGACGATGAGGTTATTGCTAAGATATTTGAGCCTGATGATATAAAGCATATTTGAGGTACTAATTATGGCTGAAGCAGCAGAGAAAGTTATAGATGATAATGAGGAAGTTGAAGTCACAGTTGATGACACTAAACCTTTGGTTAACTCTGAATCGGATTATGTTTCCACTACGACTGAAGTGGTGGTATCAGAAGAAGGTTCACAGGACCCAGAAGAACTTGACGACTACAGTAAGCGAGTTAAAAAACGTATTAAAACGCTAACAGACAAATACAGAACGGAAGAACGAGACAGAGAAGAAGCTGTAAGGTTCGCCCAGACTGTTAAGCAAGAAAATGATAAATTAAAAGAACGCCTAACAAGTTTAGACAAAGGGTACTTAAATGAATACGGCACTCGACTAGAGTCACAACTTGCAACAGCAAAAAATATCTATCGCGATGCTCATGAGTCTGGCGATGTGGATAAAATGTTCGAGGCGCAAAGTGCTTTGTCAAAGATATCTATCGAGCAGGAAAGATACAGATTAGCAAAACAGCGTCAAGATCAGACAAGGCTTCAAAAAGCCCCTACAGAGGGTGGGACACAAGTACAGGCAAGTGCCCCAAGAACACAAACACCGCCTCCAAAAGCTGATCCAAAAGCTGAAGGTTGGGCAAATAAAAATGAGTGGTTTGGTCAAGATGAAGTCATGACTTATGCCGCTTTTGGTATCCATCGCAAGCTTGTTGAAGAAGAAGGGTTTGACCCGCAGGCAGATGAGTACTATAGTGAGATTGACAAGCGTATGAGAACCGAGTTTCCACAACGTTTTAACGCTAGTCGAAGAACCGGGGGAAGTGCCAGAGTCGCATCGGCTGATACTTCCGCATCCCGCACAACAAAAACCGGGCGCAGGATCGTCAAGTTATCCGCTTCACAGATTGCGATAGCTAAAAAACTTGGTGTCCCCTTAGAGGAGTACGCTAAGTATGTCAAAGATTGAGGAAAGTATAATGTCGGACAGAACAGAACGATCAAAAGAAACTCGTGAAACTACTACACGTAGAAAACCTTGGGCACCCCCAAGCAGATTAGAAGCACCAGATCCCAAACCTGGGTATCAACATCGTTGGATTAGGACATCCCTTAGAGGTGAAGACGATTCCATGAACGTTCATGCAAAGTTGCGTGAAGGTTGGGAACCCGTAAGAGCTGATGAGCACCCTGAATCTGATTATGCTACTATCGAAGATGGGAAACATGCTGGTGTAATAGGTAACGGCGGGCTTATGCTTGCTCGAATACCTGAAGAAACAGTACAGGAGAGAACCGCATATTACCGGGATCGGACCCGTGATCAAATGACAGCTGTGGATCAAGACTTGATGAAGGAACAACACCCTTCAATGCCTATTGAAAATAGGAGATCAAGTCGAGTTAGTTTCGGTGGCCGCGATCGCGACACTGAATAATTTCAACTGCTATAAATAGGAGCTTATTATGGCAAATTCTAACGGTTCCTTCGGTCTCCGACCGATGGGAAAAATTGGTCAATCGACCAACTCTACCGGGATGACGGAATATCGCATAGCTTCTGACAACTCTAATCCAATATTCCAAGGCATGGCGGTTATTCCGTTAGCTGCGGGTGTCATTGACGATCTACAAGCTGCGGCTGGTGGTAACGTCGCTATTGTAGGAGTTTTCGGAGGTTGTGAGTACGTTTCTTCAACTACTGGTGAAACAATATTCTCTAACTACTGGCCTGGTTCTGGCGCGGATTCTACATTCCCTGTCAAAGCCTTTTTGTACGATGATCCAAATCAATTGTTCACGATTGCAACATCTAACGTTGTTGCAGGACAGAACACTGAAGCGGAAGTTCTTACATCTGTATTCGCTAATATTGCTTTTGCTACGGGTAACAGTGGTTCTACAACTACTGGTATTTCTTCTGCAACAGCGGACTTGAATACAGTCGCAGCCACCAACACATTGGCGTTAAGAGTTATGGGCATCCAAAATGATGTAGATAATTCTGATTTCACTGCTGCTGGTATCCCACTAATCGTTCGTATAAACAACCACTTCAATGCGCCTACTGGCTCCATTGCAGCGGCTACTGTTTCTACGACTGGCGTATAGGAGACTAAGATATGGCTATATCACGCGCACAACTAGCGAAAGAGCTAGAGCCTGGTCTCAATGCTTTATTTGGCATGGAGTATTCCAGGTACGAGAACCAACACTCAGAGATTTTCACTACTGAATCTTCAGACAGAGCGTTTGAAGAAGAAGTTATGTTATCTGGGTTTGGAGCCGCCCCGACTAAGTCGGAGGGTTCCGCTGTTAATTTCGACGATGCTAACGAAGCATATACGGCGAGATACAATCATGAGACAATCGCACTTGCGTTCTCTATTACAGAGGAAGCAGTTGAGGATAATCTCTATGATCGTCTATCTTCTCGTTATACTCGTGCACTCGCTCGATCAATGGCACACACTAAGCAGGTGAAAGCCGCAGCAGTGTTAAACAACGCATTTGCAGCTGGAGCATCAGCTGGAGGTGACGGAGTTGCACTTTGTGATGCGTCTCATCCTCTAACCAACGGTGGCACGTTTGCTAACGAACCAAGTACAGCAGCAGATCTTAACGAAACTTCTCTTGAAGATGCGTTAATTAATATTGCTGGGTTTGTCGACGAACGTGGTCTTAAAGTAGCACTACGCGGTATGAAACTTGTTATTCCTCGTCAGCTTCAATTTATTGCTGAAAGAATAATGGTTTCTAATCTTCGTTCTGGTACAGCGGACAATGACACTAACGCTATGCGCTCAATGGGAATGCTTCCAGAGGGTTATGCCGTTAATGATTTCTTGACCGACTCAGACGCTTTCTTTGTGATGACAGACGCTCCACGCGGAATGATTCATTTTGAAAGAACTTCGCTATCCACAAACATGGAAGCTGATTTTGATACAGGAAACATGAGATTTAAAGCAAGAGAGAGATATTCTTTTGGTTTCTCAGATCCTCGTTGTATCTTCGGCTCACCAGGAGCGTAAATCCATATGCCTTATGGAACCACTTGGGGCGGCTTTTGTCGCCCCTTTTTTATTTAACAAGGAGAAAGTAAATGAATTGGATTAAAGGAAGATTAAAAGAGCCTTCAAGCTATGGAGCTGCGGCTGTTGTTGGCGTTGGGCTAGGTATTTTATTAACCATGCCAATACTAACTTGGGCGGGTATTATCTGTGCTATATTCGGATTGGTTCTTAAAGAAAAATCAGGCGAGTGAGGGTATAAGTTACCCTCTTTCTTTTTGTTAAAAGGTGGTGTATCGTAGAGGCACCTTGACAGTTGCATCCCGCGACTGACTCTAGCCACGACAAGGAGATAACATGGCTAATACAACATTTAACGGACCAGTCCGTTCGCAGAATGGTTTTGAAGACATCACCGTTGCTGCATCAACTGGGGTAGAAACAACTAATTCAACATACGGAACAAATGCTACAATCGGCGGTGATCTTACGGTTGCTGGATCTGTCTTTTCTGGCGGAATGCCCACCTTAAAAGGTTTAACTGTAACTGCCAAAGCTACAGGAGCTACCGTTTCTTATGTTGCTGGAATTAACACCAACCCATTTACTGGCGGAGCACAACAGATTACTACTCTTCCTGCTGCCACAGTAGGTGTTGTGTGTATACACG